GAACTCCGACTACCACGCGTCATACCCAAAATTCAAAGGGAAGAATGCACTGGCCAGCAAGCGGCAACGATGCCGCAAAATACGCTACCCAGTGTCTCACGCAGTGGATGTCGTTAAATACTACACGCTGCAGTCTAAGTGTCGCTTGTCCAATTGGGGCAAGATGACGGTGCGCCAGGCGTCGAAATTACTCGACAAACATACAGCCCGGCTAGAAGTGGACTACCGCAAGCTCTTGACGCACAAATTCCGCGTCACGCAGACTATGAGGCTTAACAAGCACCACAGTCACCAGCAGGCGGCCGAGTTGCGTGGTACCGTGGCCATGTGCTTTGAGGACCTCATCCTCGGGGCAGGCTACTACCCCTACTCAGTCTCCACCGCGGCACGCGACCATTACGATGGTATGCGCCACTACTACTCCGTCAAAGACTACTCGCAACCAGTGCGAGATGATCCCATCACTGAGAACCATGTTATCGTGATGGTCGACACAGACTACTACACTGACATCAATCGATACTTGAGCTACGGACGGCCCATCATCATCTACACGTTCGCGCCCCAAAAGGTGGCGGACGAGGTGTTGGACGGGCGGTTCATGATCAAGGACGACGTGGTGCATTACGACGTGTCAGGTGGCGGCTCCTACCAACACCAGGTATGGAACTATGACATCGACGTCTGCACCGGCGAAACGCGGAACGGCAGCGTCATCTACTACAAAGTGGAGACGTACCAGCTTGACAAGGACAAGCACCGGCGGGTTGTGTTCATCACACCAGAATGCACCATCGCCTCGCCGTACTGCGGGCTAGCACAAGCCAAGCCGATCGAACGGGTGAAATATACCGTCGGCGGGGTTGCTAACTGCCTCCATGATGTCTCCACCAACACCTACAGCATTGCTGCCAATGGCAGCTACGACGCCGTCACGCTCTCCGGAGCGGTTTGGTCGGGTCTAAAGATCAGAAAAGCGAACGCCAAGGAGTTCAATATTTCTGCCGTCGAGCGTCTGCTCCGGCGGGATGAGAACATGGAGGACACAGCTGTCACCGCAGCCGTCCTCTATCCGCTTCTTGATGTCGTTGCTCAGGCACGCACGTTAAAAACGGCGACGATCACAACCAAGCCGGTTACCTACCAGGCACCTGGTCCGCTCAGGACCGAGGATGGCAAGGAATACGGGCGAACATTCGCCCCAAGCCTTGTCACCTCGCCTTGTATGTTCCCGCGCGACAGTTATAACAACGAGGTCGTCAGCGTGGCTGAGCGCATCCACAAGGTGCGCAACGACAAGCCAATACCCAAGGAGCTCCTTGATCTATGTGATGAGTTCGTGTGCAAGCTGGTGCCAATACCAAGCATCGGCCAACCGCTCGAACTGCAGGATGTCATTGACGTTCAGCAGAGGCCCACGCAGCGCTCGCGCAACGAGACTGCGAAGGCGTACCTCGCATCCACATACAGAAACATCCTTCGCACAATGCTGAAAAAGGAGACATATCCGAGCGCAGCAGCTCCGCGTGCAATCACCACGCATGAAACGACACATCAACTATTCCTGGGTGCCCTCGTCAAGGCATTCAAAGAGTCGGTATTGAAAGACCAAGACTGGTACGCGCCGGGCAAGTCCCCGGCGTGGCAGCACGACCGCCTCGCTGAGATCTGCGAGAACGGAGCCGTGCTTGGTGATTTCAATAAGTTTGATGGGTCGATCAGTGAAGACATCGAAAAATACATCGTACGAGCGGCCATCATGAGATGGACTGACGAAGCGAACAAACAACACGCCTACGATGTACTGCGAAAGGAAGATCCCCGATACGCTACCACCAGCAAGGGCGTCGTCTATGAGCCTGGCTTCTCGCGCAAAAGCGGGTCGCCGCTCACCACAGACGGTAACACGCCCATCAATGCTGCAGTCACCTACATCGCACTGCGGCAGCTGGGCTTCGATTGCAAGAAAGCATGGAAGAACCTGGGTCTCTACGCAGGTGACGACAGCGTCAACCGGAACATCCCCGGTCTTGACGCCATGCTCGTCGCCGTCTGCGACCAACTTGGCCTGTCTATGCGCAGCGAGGTTCGCGCTCGCGGTGAGGACATCGACTTTCTCGGTCGACACCTCGCCGATCCGACAACACAAAGGACGTCCATTCAGGATGTGAAGCGCACCCTCCCCAAGCTGCACATGACAGCATCGCCGGTGTTGGACATTCGCGTCGCCGCGGTCAACCGCGTGACCGGATATCTAGTCACCGACCGCCACACGCCCATCATCGGCGTGTGGTGCAAGAAGGTCAAAGAATTAATGGCCGTTGACTCCGATGAGGAGAAGATGACGCACGAGGAGGCACATCGTCTCAACAACTCCTGGCCACAGGACCCTGTTGAGGCCGTGAGCCTATTCTTCCGTGCGACTGATTTCACCCCGGACGAGGTATTAGCGATTGAGACGGCGATTCTTGCCGCCAGGACCCTTGAAGAGCTACCGCACGCTGTTATCGACAGCGATCGCTGGAAGCCTCACAAAATCGCCGCCGTCATAGGCGACGAGATTGTTGGTCCCCAGGAAGACAGTGAAACTAACGAGCAGATTGCATCCAAATCAAAATCCAAAAGCAAGAAGAGATGCAAGAAGCAGCAGCACGCATCGAAGAAGCCAACGTCACGCGACGAGCCCATCGAGTCACAATCTTGTCCCCCGACAACATCCGTGACCTCCAGCGGTCCCACGACCGCTGGGCAGAGCGCACGGCCGAAACGATCCTCAACAGGGTCATCGAAGCCATCAACCAACAACAGCGCTACCGCGCCGGCGACCTCGTCCCGGCGCCCGATGCAGGAGACGTCGTCCGAGCGACTTGTGACCTTATCAGGTCGCTCGGGTGCTGTCGCCGACTCGCAGAAGAACAAGAAACCGAGCCGGCAATCGAAGCTGACACCCTCGCAGAAAGATGTCCCGCAACAACAACAACAGCAAGCAAGGCAGGCGGGCACAAACGCAGCCCAAGCATCAGCGGAACCAACCCCGCAGACAGCAAAGAAGCGCCAGAGGAAACGCCGTCGGACAACAAACCGTCGGGGCAGCGGTCACAACCATCCCGACCAGCCGCCCAACCGGACAAATCCGGATAAGCGGGTCTGACTCCATCCTCATTGATACCATATCCACGACGCGCGCTTCTGGTTACGTTTTTGCGCGAATCCCGATTACACCCGCGATTTCCCCCCGCCTCGCCGCTCACGCCACATGCTACAATGAAGTGCGTTACCACCGCATTCGTGCCCGAATCAATGGGCAAGCATCCACGCTCACGCAAGGAAGCCTGCTCATTGCATTCTGCAGCGACCCAGACGATCAAGTGCCCAACCGCGACACTGTCGTCTGGGGGCGCGCCCAAATGTGCAATCGCTCAGCCAAGTACTGGGAGACTGTCACTTTGGATGTGCCCGCTAGCCAGATGGTCGGACCCAACAACGGATTCTTCAAGAATTCGGGGGCTCCTGGATCACAGCGAACCTATTCGCCTGGCTTTCTGACGCTGATTATCATCAGTCCGCCGAACAACGACACCCCTATTGAGCTCGAGCTCATGTGGGACGTGTCGCTTCGCGCGCCGACATTCCAGCCCACCGTTGTCGAAGAACCGACCGCAGTTAACGAGCTGCCACTCACCATGGTGTCCTCGTACGACTCCGATCTACCCTTCGAGAACTCAGTGGTTACCTGGGATAAGCAGTCAAATGCTTATCGTTACCTCAAAACGACGGATTTCACGCCAACGCTGCGGCGCGGCGCGTTCTACAACGTGCCCGGGAATCCGCTCGTCGTGGCCAACTCGACTTTGGCTGGCGTTTCGATCTCATACGCATCGTACGTCGCCACTGATCCTGATGACCCTGAGGACAGGATGGACTTCCTCTACTATTGGACGTCCGCTGGACAAGATGGTAAACCCATCCGCACAAACTTGTCTTACCGTCCGCAGCCGAACGGGACATTTGTTGTGCAGGAAGGCACGCCATTCACCCCTGCTTCCGACTTGGGGTTTTGACCACCGCGACGCCGGTCAACAACCCTCTTGTTAAACTTGATCAAGACCAGTTCAGTGCGCTGCTAGCCTCTCTCCAAAACCTCAGTACAAAAATACAAAAACTTGAGACGGCTGTTAGCGACCTGCCTGGCCGGAAAGCAGAAGTGAATGTGACCGGCGAACTCGACGGCGTCCCAGTCGAATTCGTCGGAGCATACGACGTGAACAACCTTGCCCCCGTTGCGGTGCGTGTAGTCCAACCGACTACCGCCGCAGAACAAGATCTGCACAGCACGTCTGAAAAGACGTGCTGGCCCTGGAAATAAACGCGCTCAGCGCACCGG